TCCTTGAAGTCCTTGAATACCTTGTGTACCTTGTGTACCCTGAAGTCCTTGAGTACCTTGTACACCCTGATCTCCTTGCACTCCCTGTGCACCTTGAGATCCAAAATCAAGAATTACCATTTCCCCATTCATTTGGGAATGGTTTTGACAAACGTAATAGAGTAAATCTGGCGCGTCTATTGGAACTTTAAATATAATTGTACCATTATCAATTCCATAATTAGTAACACCATCAGTATAATTATTTGTTCCAGTATATGCACCTGGTAAAGTTCTAAACCACAGAGGATGTCCAGGAGCATTAATATTAAAATAATAAGTCATCCCCCTTGCTAATGTAAGAGTTGGATCATTACCAATACCATTAATTATGTAACTAGAAGATCCATCATTTGTTACGGAATATGGTATACCTCCAACTAAACCAGTTGCTCCTTGAGTACCTTGTGTTCCTTGATTACCCTGAAGTCCTTGAGTACCCTGAAGTCCTTGAGAACCTATTATACCCTGAACACCCTGTTCTCCTTTAATTAATCCAGCATCACTCCAAACATCACTCCCATTAGAGGTTGTTAAAACCCATAAATGACCATCATATTGATTTATTACAGCATATCCAATAGAAACTGATGGAAAATAATAATTTAAATACCCTTGAGGATTATTTGGTCCACCACCGGGATAAGATGCTTGAACATTTTCTGTAGAACCATTAATTTCTATTCCAGTTCCAACTAGTCCTTGTGCACCTTGATTACCTACAACATTAGCAAGTTCATATGCATGTATAACAGGACCAGAAATTTCACCAAAATTTATACTAACAGCATCAACAGAATCTACTCTAAGAGAATAATTATGAGTACCTGCTGAAGGATTATCAATAAAATTCAGAGAATAAGATCTATTATCAGAACCATTAAAACTAAAATAAACGGTATTACCAATTCCTGTAGAACCTCTATAAAGTCGTATTGCTGCCGATCCTGCAGAAAAAGAACTATTTTCAACATCACCACTAACAACTACACTAACAGGATTACCTTTAGTTGTTATTTGAGTGTTAATAACAACAAATGGAAGTGATGAATTAGCACTTATACCAAAAACTTTTTCAGAAAAATTTTGAGAGTAATTTAAAGATCCTACTTCAGCCGGAGATCCCTGAACTCCTTGAAGTCCTTGAATACCTAAAGATCCTTGAGTACCTTGATTACTTAAACCTTGAACACCTTGAAGTCCTTGTCTACCTTGCGTTCCTTGAAAATCACTTAATGGTCCTTGTGCACCTTGAAGTCCTTGAACTCCTTGTCTACCTTGAATTCCTTGTGAACCTTGATTACCTTGAGTACCTTGTCTTCCTTGAGTACCTTGATTACCCTGTAATCCTTGAGTACCTTGAGTACCCTGTAATCCTTGAGTACCTTGAGTACCTTGATCACCTTTATCAACAGCTGCTCCAGATGTTCCTTGAATAGATAAACCTTGAGCACCTTGATTACCTTGAGTACCCTGTCTTCCTTGATTACCTTGATTACCTTGATTACCAAATCCTTGAACTCCTTGTGTACCCTGTCTTCCCTGAAGTCCTTGAGTACCTTGGAAATCACTTAATCCACCTTGAACACCAGGTTCTCCAGCATTTCCTTGAGTACCTTGCGTTCCCTGTGAAGATACGGCAGAAACTACTTTTATAGAACCTTCTTGGCCTACTCGAACTCTAATATTTTCTGCCATTACACATCTATTTTATTAGAATTATCCTTAATAATTCTATTTATACCTAATATTAATCTTCGCTCAAAACTTTTAAAACATTTTTTTGTATATAATTCATTTCATAATTCCACCACTCAATTAAGTTATTTTGAATAGTTTGCAATTCAGTATCATCGCCAGAAATAAATTTTTCAAGTAGTTTAACACATTGTTGTGATGCACCATACCAATTTTCATCATGAATAAATGGTGGAAATTTTTTATATCCAAATGTATTTTTTATTTCATCTAAAGAACCAACGACTACTGGTATTGCACCAGAAACAATAGACTCATATATTCTCCAACAATCTAATGTGTAATTTCCTCTTCCACATGGAACAAAAATACATTCTTTATATAATTCAGAAGTTTCAAAAACATTTGATGCGGTGTTAGTATGTATTACTCCTTTCCAAACATGATTTAAAAAATTATTTAACATATGGCATCTATCATTTTTTATATGTCCACTCCAACCCCAAAAATATTTTCGATCTTTAATTAATTTAATGTTATTCAAATCAACATTGAATTTATTTAAATATCCCAAAGGAAGTTGTATAGTATTTTCAGAAAACACATGATAAGAGTGTTTATATTGTTTCAAGAATAATTTACAATAATTAGAGAGTTTCAAATGATTATGTAAATATTCATTTGATGCTTCATCATACAATTGAATAATAATTTTTGGTTTAAATTTTTCAACTGCATTTATTACTTGATCCAACACTGGAGCAAATCCGTAATAATTTTCTAATTTGTGATGTCTACAAGGATAAACAAAAACATCAAAAACTTCATCAATTTGATCTAAATCATGAGAAAAACAAAATTTTACTTTTTTTTGTTGGTACTTAGGTAGTACCTCATTTAAAATAAAATTATATTCTTCACATTTTTCTTTTGATGGAAAGTGAAAAAATAATACCTTTATAGAATTCATATGTATTAATTGATAGTATTATCACAGTTTCTTTCAGAGTTATGTATATGTAATGAAATTCATCATAATACGTAATATCTTTATCCCTCTGAAGGTTTTGTAAGATGTTTTTTAGCACAAGCATTTCTTGACCAAGCACGACTTAAACTATTTACATGAGAACAAGGTTTTTGTTTTTTCCCACAATAAGGACACTTTGCATCTGGAGGATCTGAAATATATCCATCTGGAGTGTACACTTTTCTTTTTTGATTTTCTGCTTGTTTTCTTTTGCGGTTATTCATACAATCACTGGTTGCCCTTGTCCTTCCGGAAGTTTGATCTGAGGTAGTTGATTAATTTTATCGACCATCCACTCATTTTGATGTTCCTGATAAAGTTTAGTATTGATTACAATTTCATTAGTTGGTAATGCTTTTGGAATCTCAATATCAACAACAGGACCCATCAGAAATTTATTGCGTGTATAAGTGCGATTATGTGGGTCCAGGGAAACCATCTCAAGAGCATCTTCTTCTAAACCACAATCCATGAGTTTTTTTCCAGTTTTTCTACTAATCACTGAAAAATACTCTTCGTTATACTTTTTCATTTTTTTGTTTCTTTTGAATATTATAGGTCTTTATTGGTGGTCTGTAAAGTTGAGGCCAGGTATCACGAATGATTTCTGCAAGTTTATATGGAGTTGTTGAATTTATCATGAAGCATTATTCCTTCTTGGACGATAACTATAAAGATTTGTTGGTTTCGGAGGTTTCATCCACTCTTCTATTAAATCAAATTTACTTTCAGAATAAAAATCTTGTTGAACATACCACAACTTCCAATGCTCATGACCTTTGGATTGATTGCAAGATTTGCAGCAACAAACCACATTTCTTGTAGTATCTAAACCACCTTTTGATTGTGGTATAACATGATCCAAAGTTAAATCTTCTTCAGAATTACAATAAGCACATTTATGATTCCAACTTTCTTTTATTTGTGTTTTCCATAATCGCCTTGCTTCTGATTGACTTGTTGCTTTTAAATTGAACAAGTATTCTTGAGGCGATTGGAGAAGATTCATAAGTGCTTGCGACTTATCAATATTTATTTTAGAGATCTTGAGTAATGGATAAGATAAACATTAAGATTCCAAAAAGTTGAAAGAGGAAGAGGATGAGTAACATTTGAGGTTTTCTACACAGAAGTTCGTTTTCCTTGTTTATTGATTGTATATTCCTTTCTCCAATATCCACTACCATTTTTGTTCTCTGTATCTCTGTAAATCTCTAAACAATCCACTCACACCAAGAAAGATTAAATATAGTCCAAGAAAAGTCATAGTTTTTATCCCCAATAAATTACTGAAAGAGTGAAGACGACAAACACAATAACTGTGAATCCCATCATACCTACTCCTGCCCAGATTACCCAGTCTTCCATAGGGTGGTGTTGATTATTATGAGACATTGAGATATGCAATCATTTTATGTAAGGTATCTATGTTATCACCTACAAGACCCAGTGCGGTGTTGCAGTTGTTACAGAGAACACCACGAATTTTATTTGTAGAGTGGCAGTGGTCTATACACTTCTTGGTTAGTTCCACATCACATATCTGGCAGTTCTCATTTTTCATTAGATCGTTATATTGGTCTTCTGTAAGATTAAATCTTCGTCTGGCATATTCGTGAGTCTTATAATATTGCCTACGAACTTCTCTTTCACAATCTTTGCACTTTGATTGGACCCCAGAAGGTCTACTACTTCTTTTAGAAAAACCATCAAGTTCTTTTGTTTGACCGCATCTGCTACAAGTTTTCATTATGGTATGGAAGTTTGGTATGGAACTATTTATACATGATACCATAAAAAAAGAGACCTGTAAAGGTCTCTTTCTGTTTATTCAGTTTTTAAGAAACTCAACCGATTGAAGGAGCAGTAAGAGCAACTGGTGTTGCTTCTACACTTGCAAGATCCAATGGAAAGTTATGTGCGTTTCTCTCATGGGACACCTCCATGCCCAGACCAGCACGGTTCAGAACATCTGCCCAAGTATTAACCACACGACCCTGACTATCCAGAATGCTCTGGTTAAAATTAAAACCGTTGAGATTAAAAGCCATCGTGCTTACACCCAGAGCGGTGAACCAGATACCAACCACAGGCCAAGCAGCAAGGAAGAAGTGAAGTGAACGGGAGTTGTTGAACGATGCGTATTGGAAAATAAGGCGTCCAAAATAACCGTGAGCAGCAACGATGTTATAGGTCTCTTCTTCTTGACCAAACTTGTAACCGTAGTTCTGCGATTCTTGCTCAGTGGTTTCACGAACCAGCGAGGAAGTAACCAGAGAACCGTGCATTGCACTGAACAGAGAACCACCGAACACGCCAGCAACGCCGAGCATGTGGAAGGGGTGCATCAGGATGTTGTGCTCTGCCTGGAACACAAGCATGTAGTTAAAGGTGCCAGAGATGCCCAGGGGCATTGCATCAGAGAAAGAACCTTGACCGAAAGGATAAACCAGGAACACGGCGCTTGCAGCAGCAACAGGTGCAGAGTAAGCAACACAGATCCAAGGACGCATACCTAGGCGGTAAGAAAGTTCCCATTCACGACCCATGTAGGCATAGATGCCGATGAGGAAGTGGAACACTACCAGTTGGAAGGGTCCACCGTTGTAAAGCCACTCATCTAGGGAAGCAGCTTCCCAGATGGGGTAAAAGTGCAGTCCAATTGCGTTGGACGAAGGAATAACAGCACCAGAGATGATGTTGTTTCCGTACATGAGTGAACCAGCAACGGGTTCACGGATACCATCGATGTCAACAGGGGGAGCACCGATAAATGCAATGATAAAGCAAGTCGTAGCAGCAAGCAGGCATGGGATCATCAGGACTCCAAACCAACCGACATAAAGACGGTTATCGGTTGAAGTAACCCAGTTGCAGAATTGTTCCCAAGTATTTGATTGTCGTTGTTGAGCGATTGAAGCAGTCATTTGTTTTAAACAGTTAGTAAGACCATCAGGGAAATGGTGGAGTTACTATGTTCCCCGCACCCTCAGCGGGGATATGAGAGACGTTCTTATACACCCATAGGTCTCGGTTAACGGGTGTGTGTCAATGTTTCAGATCCGTTAAGGTTCGTAACATTTGTTTACCTATTTATCATACTACGGTCTGGTGCAACCTGTCAAGCCCTGTACTCGTCGATTTTGTCCAGGACTTTGTTGAGATACTGATGCGCCAACCATTTTGGATCATATCCAGATTTATTCATCCATTCTTTATCCAAATCATTTTTAATTTTGAGAACTTCACATTTTATGATGTCCTTTGTCAACTGTCCTCTTGGCATAATACTAAAAAACTCTGCCTCTTATTTAGAGACAGAGTTAGGTATTATTTTTTATTATTTCAAACGAGTTCTAGTTCCAACACAGAAGAACGAATATAATTCAAAACGTTCTCTGGAGTGGTTTTTTCATACGGATCCGAATCGGCGTTGTCACGCATACCCTCCTCAACGAAAAGTTTAGTGATGATTCCATTATCCACAACCATAGCATAACGCCAAGAGCGATCACCGAAGCCAAGGTTAGACTTATTGACAAGCATACCCATAGAACGTGTGAAATATGCATTACCGTCTGGGATAAGTTTTACTTTCTCAATGTTTTGATCTTGTGCCCAAGCATTCATTACAAACCCATCATTAACAGAGATGCAGTAAATATCGTCGATGCCAAGACTACGAAAGTCGTCGTATTTCTCTTCGAATCCAGGTAACTGATAGGCACTGCAAGTAGGAGTGAAAGCACCAGGCAAACTAAACAGGACCACACGCTTTCCATCAAATAGTTCTGAAGTAGTACGAGTTACGAATTCTCCATTCTCGCGGAACACAAATTCAACTTGAGGAACTTGATATTGTTCTTTACGCATTTTAACCTCCATCAGAATACACCAGGAATGATCTGACCAGTAGCAAGGTAAGAACCAGCAGCAGCAACGAATCCAATCATTGCAAGACGACCGTTCCAACGCTCAGCAGTTTCAGTAAAAATTTTAGTCATTTGTTTTCTCCTTGATAAGGGTGTTTTTGTTTTAGTTCTGGGTTTGGATTACAAACCAGTTTTTCTTTGAATGGTTTAATTACAATAAACTTGTCATTCTTTAGGGTACCAGCAATCTTAACTTCTAGTTCTACATCTCGATCCCAAGTACCAGTTTCAACAAGTTCTTGAAGGGCAAGATTAAATTGCCCAAGCATATCAGCACTCACAGGTTTTCTTCCTGTTCAGTGAGGATTACACAATCGCTGGTGGGATATGCTACACAGGTAAGTACCCAACCATCAGCAATTTGATCATCATCAAGGAAAGATTGTTCTTCATTATCTACGGTACCACTGATCAGTTTACCAGCACAAGCAGAGCAAGCACCAGCACGACAGGATGAAGGAAGATCCACACCTGCCTCATCAGCAGCTTCAAGAATATATTGATTGTCGGCACACTGAATAGTTTGTTCGGTACCGTCAGGGGATTGAAGAGTAACGTTATAGGTTGCCATTAGTAAGTCTCACAAAGTTTTTCTACGGATGCTGCCAACAGAACGAAGAAGGCAACAGAAGTCATTGTAAACAAAAGTTCAGTCATTGTCAATCAATTGTCAGAAGATCCCGAAGAAGAAGTTGCCAGTGCTAACATAAGAAATAATGCCAGCAACAAAACCGACCATTGCCCAGCGTCCATTGGTACGTTCCTTGACTTGATTAGGTGTCAACATTCCATAATTCTCATAATACATTGTAGGTTCTTTGGCAAACATATTTTGTTGCCCATATTCATTAGTAGTTACAGTCATTGTAGTTTTGTAAAGAACTGTTACAGAAGTATATAGCAAAAAGAAAGGGGCGTCAAGCCCCTTTGTCATGATATTCTGACATCAATAAGTATAAATGCTTACTATTGGTTCTCATATCCAGGTGGAAGAGTTCCATAATAAGGATTATAATCAAACATAGCATTCCAATCTTCTACATTAGTTGCTTCAACCTTCCAAAAATTCCAAAGACTTTCATAGGTATTTTTATGAAAAGTGTCAACATGATCAGTATGAATGGAAGATCCTAATTCAATTTTATAAAGGAACAAAGGAATTGCAAAAGTATTGCCAGAATTATAAATTAAATCATCAGCAACTGCTCTCGGTTTTACACCATTATCAATTTTGTATTTGTCCCCACGTACATGAAGATCTACTAACTTCTGTGCATGATGACGTGTAATTAAATAGCAAGCAGTAGAAAAGTCATTCACAAATCTTCGATGAAGAGACGCATGAACAGGAGTTGTACTAATAATTGCAAGTTGAACTACATCATAAGCATAAGGAATCTTTGCATAAAAATCTTTCCAAGTAAAAGGCCAGTACTGAACTGTACTTAAATCACAATCATCTTCCATGATTAATACACATGGATAATCAGTATTTTCTAAAAAATATCGAATTGCTTTTAAGTGTGATGTAGTACACCCAACTTCACCAGATGACATCATATCAGGATAACGACCTTTTAAAATATCACCAAGATCATTTCCATCTCTACCATCATAAGCAGAAATACGAGTATAATTTTCTATTTCCCAATACTTAAATTGTTCCTCCATATATTGTGCTCTTTCTGTTTGAGCATCAATATTAATATAAAAAATTGGAGGAAGACCTTTGAGTTTATGTACTGCTTTATTTTTGTCCATTAGATTTCTTAAATTTGTTCATTGCAGATTCAATTGCTACATGCATATCCATGTACTTATATTCTGATAATCTACCACCAAATATAAAATTAGTCAACGTATCAGATTTTTCTTTATACTTTT